GGTGTTGATCCCGTTTGTTCGGTTGGAATATCCACAACCAAAACGGAATTTATTGAATATTTTAATTGTTCAAAACCGATCGTTTTGAAAAAATGTTTGTCGTTTAATTCGTTTCGTAAATAGTCGACAAATTCTTGCGACAAGTCGGGATTCGAAAATTCGTAATTGAAAAAAGGATTTTGACCGTCGAAAACCCGTTGATATTCGGTGAAAATATCTTGTGTTATTTCAAGTGAAACAACGGGAAATCGCAACAACTGAATAAATCTTTGATATTTGTCATCAGTCAAATAAGACTTGATCCAGGCGAACAATTCATCAAAAGCGGGATTCGATCGCGCGTTTTCTGTTTGTGTTTCGCTATGAAGTTTTAGTCGATTTTGGTGACGAACCGCGCTTTCGATTTGCTTTCTTCTTGGTCGTTCCTCCAATATCTTTTGGACTTGGTTTTTTTCTAATGACATTTTTTGAAAATTCAAATTCAGAATCGTTCGGAAGTGACCAAACAGTATTTTTCAAGGAAAGAAGATTGACGGCGTGTCCATAGCTGAAAACTTGAACACGACCGCCTTTTTCTTTTAATTCAATTAATTTTGAACTCATTTTTTATAAATCAGTTAATGGATCAAAATCAGCAGGGACAGAAATCGCCTTGTATTTTGACCAATCTTTTTTGATATTAAATGAAACAACCGAAGAATCTTTTGTTGCGAATCCTTCATTTCCTTGATCACCCACGAAAAAACTTGAAATCGGAATTCCTTCAAAAACACCCGTTGATTTTTCCCAAAGAATGATTTTCCCATCTTCGTTGAATAAATACACAACAAGGTCTTTTTCACATCTAAGGTTGAAAAGTGCTTGAATTACTTCTTTGTTCATCGACTTGAAAAGTCCCGCGAACGCTGAAGAATTAATTCCAACAAGTTCGGATTCCCCGTTCAATGTTGAATTGTCGCCACCTCCATTTGTGATTGCTTCACCTGGCGTGATAACGGCTTCATAAACAAATGGCGTTACAACAATGTGAGTGTCGCCCGTTGCCGATGTTCTTGTTTGCCAATCAGCCAACAAAGTGACATCGTTTCCCGCCGTTCCGTCGAACTTATCACCCGATCTTTGAAGTGCGAATTTTTGAATTTGTAAAATATTCTCTGGACAAGGTTGTGCAGGAATGTTGCCAATCGCGGTTGGTGATGGACATAAACATGATAGACTCATTTTTTTTGTTTTTAAAAGTTAAAATTTAATGATCGATTGTCTACCCATAAACCAAACCGAAACGTATTTTGTAAATATACAAATTTTTTATAATAAAAAAAGTATTAATTTTTCACGCAATGTTTAATTCAATGCGATTGTTTCAAATGAATATCTTTTTCGTAACAATTCGGACAATTCGTCAAACGTCAATTTGATGACCATCGGATATGACAAACCCGCCAAATGAAGACACGAACCGTCTTGGTCATACGAATGGCAAACGTAGTGATCAAGGTTGAATTGAAATTCGTCCCACCATGAAGTTTTCTTTTCGGTTTCTTCGTCAATACTTACGCAAAGTATTTTTGTTTTTATTATCATATCAATTCCTTCGTTTAATTCCTTTTTTATTTTCCTTATTCAATCCAATCTTTTCGAAACAAACATATCGAAACGCGTCAATTCCGTGATTGTAGTTGTCAATAGGTTTGTTTAGATATTCACCGTCTTTTGTCTTTGTCCATTGATAATTGCTGAATTCGTCTATTAAGTTAATACTTTTTTTATGAATATTTATTTTAAAACGCTTCATCACATCAATTCCCATGTTGATTGAATCTTTCCCCTTTTTCACGCCACGAATCGCACGGAAGCCACCGCGACGAATTTCCGCAATTGATTTTGGTTCGGAAGAATCGGCAATGATGTCTTCAAGCGTTCCAACACCAAACGAACGCAATTTTTTAACAATGTCGGGATTCGTCAAACCCGTTTCAAAGCAAAGTTCTTCAACCCAAAGTTCACCCCCTTGATAAACAACTTTTATGATCGCGGTTGGATCGTTCGTGAATCCGAAATCCAAACCGTAAGCCGTCCACTTTCCAAATTCTGGGATTTGTTCGCACGTTTCCCAATTGTTAAAAATAACGCCTTCAAGCGATCCAATTTCGCCCAATCCGTAAACCTTCCAAAATTGTTCATCACCGCTGATCAAATTTCCAACTTCATCGAATATCGGCTTCCTGGATTCAATCGCGTCAATTATTGATTGTTCCAACAATGGTTTTCCCGTCAAGTGATCAACGTTGTCTTTGTACGTTGATTTTATAAACGCGAATTTGTTTGATGGTTGCATCAATTTCGAATGAACCCAAAATTTCGACACGGGATTGAAGTCAAGAAATACTTGTGTTTTTGTTCTAATTTCCAATTGCGTGAAAGCATCCCATGAAATCCGATTGCATTCATTCACGAATAAAATATCACGACGCGCACCGCGAAGTTTTGCGTCGTTATCAGCTGAAAAGAATTCGATTGTCCAATTTCCAAGTTTGTAAGTTGAATCCGTTTTGTTGTGCGAATCTTCTGAATACAAACCTTGTTCGATTAATATTTTAAAAAAGTCACGCATCACACCCCGTTTCAAGTGCGGAATTGTTTCAGCAACAACCGAAACCAATTTTGATTTTTTACTTCTTAATGATTTAATGATAAGGATTTGCGCCGTCGAATAAGTCTTTGAACTTGACGTTCCACCTTGCAAAACGACAAACCGATTGTCTTTTGACGCTTCAGCAATCTTGACGAATAGGTTTGTAAATAACATTTTTATTCTTCGTCGCTTAGTGCATCATTTAATTTCTTTGAAACCTTGATTTCCAATTGTCCCGAATTAATATTTTCATTCAATGTCTTTTCAAAATAACCACGATTCTTTCCTTTGGTTTTCAAAAAGAAAATTGTTGAAGATGGATTCCCGTCTTTGATTTGTTTATGCAATTGAGATTCCGCGAAGTCCAAAACAACATTTTCAATGTCATCGGCTTGTTTCTTGAACTCTGGATCATTGTTGTAATAATCATAAAAAGTCGATCGATTAAGACCGACAATCTTGCAAGCCGTTGTTATAACGCCAAGACATTTTTCCATCGCTTCGAGCAACGCTTTTTTATTATGTTGGGTTTTGATGGTCTTATTCATTAATCCAAGTTTCTTTTGTTATGTCTTCGCCGTTTCTTTTTACCGTAAATTTTCTGTCATTGTCGATCATATATTTGACCCATCGCTTCACAATAACGTCGCAATATTTCGGTTCAAGTTCTTGTCCGTAACATTTACGATCTAATTGTTCAGAAGCTATCAACGTCGATCCGCTTCCAAGAAAAAAATCCAAAACAATCTCTTTTGTTTTGCTACTGTTTTTTATTCCTTTTTCACACAACTCAATCGGCTTCATTGTTGGATGTAAATCGTTTTTTTGTGTTCTTGGAATGTTCCAAACATCATAACTTGAATCACCATAAAAATTATGTTCATCAATCCATCCATAAAATATATGCTCACATTTGCTCATATAATCTGAATTTGATAAAGTATGATTTCCTTTATCCCAAGTTATAAGTGTTCTAACTTTAATGTCCGTCCGATCCAAAGATGCAAAATAACCTCCCAAGCCTAAACGATAAAAACAAATGTAAAAAGAACCAGAACAAAAGTTTTTAATATTCATGTTTATAGCATCAAGAAATTCTATCCCATCGTCTTTTGACATTTTATCGTTGGTTATTTCCCCATGTTTTGAATTAAAACTTTTTTTCCAGTTGCCGTTTGGGTTTGTTTGCATTCCCCCTTGAAAACCCATCAAATAAGGCGGATCAGTAAAAACCATGTTCGCTTTTTTACCGTCCATTAATTTTTCCACCGCGTCGATTTCCGTCGAACTTGCGCAATGTACTCGATGTCCGTTCAATTCGTAAAGGTCGCCAAGAACGGTTTTTGGTTCGGAAGGAAGTTCACCGTTGAAATCGTCTTCTTCTGGCGCATCAATTTCCGTGACAACATCTTCAAAATAATCATTATCAAAACCCCAATCTACAAGATCGTTTTGATCGAAATATTCAACCAAAAGTTCTTTGTCAAATTCACCCGTGTTTTTATTTAGTCGAACATTTAATTCTTTTTCTTGATCCAGGTTCAAATCAAGTTCAACGCAAGGCATTTTTTTGAATCCCATTTCGCGGGAAACTTTTGTTCTTTGGTGTCCTCCAATGATTATCCCGAAACGATCTTTGTTTGTGTTTACAATTACGGGATCAACCAAGCCGAAACGATTGATTGAATCTTTTATTTTTTGTTTTTGTTCTTCTGATAATTTTCTCGGGTTATATTCGGCTGAAATTAATTTGTCAATGTTCCATTCGACAATCTTCAAGTTGCTTTCCATTTTTCGATTACGCTTTTCGATTCATTCAAATATAACTATTTAGATCGAATTATCAAAAATGACGCATACAAACCCGAATTGACGCATAGGTGACGCATAGACCCGATTTTTGACTTAAAGTAAAACTTCAATCCGTCTAGGGATAACTATTTGTTTATTAGTCTTTTATATCTTTTTTTTCTTTTTTGACGGCTAAAAACAGTTAAAAAAAAAGAAAAGGAAAACATAAAGGTAAATTATATAGGGTAATAGGGAAAAAATAAGCGTCAACGCGTCTGGGATATAGTGAGAGTCGAAGCGCAACCCCTTGACGGGTCATTTTTTAAGCGTCACGAATCGACGTTTTAAGCGTCATTTGATCAAAAACAAGGCAAAAAAAAACGCCACCTTTAAAAAGTGACGCTTGATTTGACTTGCGTTTTTAATTTCATTTATTGATCCATTCGTCAATTTGTTCTTTTATTTCGAAGATATTGAAATCAAGTTCTTTTGATTTTATCCAAGCGAAGAAAATAATCCAAACGCCGAAAACCGTCCAAAATGTGAACATGACAACGGGATCATTGTTCAGCCGATCAAGTAACAACCAAAGCGCGATCCAAAATGACGATTCGAATCTTTGCGGAAGGTTATTTTTTGTGAGAACGTTTTTTTTCATGATAGTTGATTTTTTGAATTATGAATTCGTGTCTTATTTCGTATCGATTAAAAAGTTTGTGAAATTCTTTCAAATTGATGTTTTCGTCTTCAGCCAATTGATATTGCTTTTCAGTTGTTTTCAATCGGTGTTTGTTGGCGCACCGTGAAATCACATCACGACGCAACCAACAAGTATTTTTGTTAAAATTCAACTTCAACCGCTTCATATTTCCACAAAGTAATTGAATTGAATACTTTTTCGACACCATCATTCCCCGTCCATTTGCGACCACGCAAATTGATGTGTGCTTTGATTTCCGTTCCGACTTGCAAAGATTGGATTTCGTTTGCTTTGTCTTTTAAAACCTCTAAATTCAACGTTTGTGGATATTCCCCGTCTGGGACTTCCAACCATAATTCCGCTTTTTTGAATCCGTTTGATCCAAATGTTTCAACTTTTCCGATCTTAACGATCTTTCCTTGTAATTCCATAGTTATTGATATATTAAAATTGTGTTTTAAAGATTTGCTCCAACTTTCGCCAGGTGTTTGATTGAATTGAAAAGTTCTTTGATTTCGGTTTTCAATTGGTGTTTTTCGCGTTGTTCGTCTTTCAATTGTTGTTTGCAATAATCGAAATCCTTTTTCCATTCACCGTTGTTTTTCATCACCGATTCGACTTCCTTGTTTAATCTTGTGATGTGGATCAATCGTCTTTCAGCGACCGTCTTCCATCTTTCAACGTCTTGTTTTTGTTCTTGTGTTTCTTGATCCAACTTCAAAACCATGTTTGCAAGTTCGTCTTTTTCTAATTTAACTAATAGGTTTTTTTGCATTTTATTTGATTTTCATTCGTTTAAATTCAATCCATTTTCCGCGACTTGTTCGCCTTTCAAAAATTATTGTTGTTCCGTCTTCGGACAATTTCGATCTTGTTCTTTGCCGTTTTTCTGATCTTGTTATTCCCATGTATTAAAAAATTATATTGGTTGTTGAATCCATCACAATGGCTTCGAATCCTTGTTTTCGAAGTTGTTTGATTCGGTATTTTTGCAATTCTGAAATTTTGCCGTTTGGTTTTTTGACTTCAATAAATTTTGCGACACCGTTCCGAAGACACATCAAGTCGGGGATTCCGTTCGTTGATGTTTTCATCAATTTCACGACAACCCAACCGTCATTTTCAAGATTGTCGGTGATTTTCTTTTGAATTTGTTGTTCAGTCATAATTTTTTTATAAGCCACAAACACCCGAATCGCAATCGTTGAAATCGCTTCCAAAAAGATCAATTTTTTTGAATGCGTTTTTTATTTTATGATATGTTGTTCCGTTTTTGAAAGTTCTTTGACCGCAACCGTCTTTTTCAGCATTACAAAACCATTCGAATTTTTCTGGGTGTTTTCTACTCATATAATTCAACAACGCTTCATTTCTGTGAAAACAACCGATGCAATTGTTCATAAAAGCAAAACGAACGGGTTTGTTTTTCCAAAATTCTTCGACATTATCTTTGAAAATAGCGTCTTTAATTAGCGGAAAAGATGGCAATTGCCAACCCGTTGTTTTCCACTTATTATTGCCGTTTTTGTGTTTTCCGACAATGTGTTTGAATTCAGACAATCCAAATTGATTCGTTTTTTCAATCATGTTTTTTGCGCGTCTTTGTTCGCTTGATCTGAATCCAATTCGCATTTCAACGGGTTCGTTGATGTTTTTAAACCACCAATCGAAAAGCGGTTTCAATTTCATTTCAGTTGTGCAAAATCTTGTCACAATATTTGGAAGATAATTTCCTTTATCAATTATTATTTCATCAAAAGTTTTTCCAGAAACCCAATTGATTTTTTGTCCAATGTATTGTTCCAAATCTAACATCGTATAAATGATTGTATCTTCCTCCAATGTCCCGACAAATTCTTTTCCGATGCGATCCGAAACCATTTGACGAACTTTTGCATCTGGAAACAAACAATTTTTGTCGTCAGTCCTAACAAGTGCAAACAAATTGTGATCAGCGGGATAATTTGAAGCGATATAAGAAGATGTTTTTCCCCCGCTTAAACTGTTGACTGTGATCAATGACTTTTCTTCTTTTGCTTCATTAAACCAATCACCGTCAAATTGTTCTTCGTTGTTTTCGTTTATTGTATAAAATCTTTTCATTTGTTGTTCAGTCATACGGTTCGAACGTTTCTTTTATTTTTTCAATGATGTCATCGTGATCAATCAAATCGGCTTCAAGTAATCCCGTCACATCAACAAACCGATCGTTTTTGAACCATTCGATTTGAATGACGTTGAACGGTTCTTCGTCTGGCGGTGTGAATCTATCACCTGGACAATAAGTCCCCCCTTCGTAATCAACACGGAATCTTTCACCGCTGATTTTAATATTTATCATAGTTGCGTTTTTTTCTTTTAATTGCTTTTTTTCTTAGTCTTTGAAATCTTGATATTTTTTTTGCAAATATATATTCATCCACTTTAAAAAAAATAAGTGAACCGATTAAATTTGAAATAGTCGCAACGATCCAAAAATTTGAAATATTGTATTTCAGTAAAACAAACGGAATCGTTGCAAGTATCGGTGTGCTTAGTTGCCATCTAAAAATATACTTCAATAGTTTTTTCATGTCGTTGCGTTATTAATATATATATATATATTTAATATTTTCTTAATTCAAACTTAACTTCATCGTGCCACTTAATCCACAAAGAATATCCAATTTTGCTTTGCCAAAAATTATTAAAATCATAAACCATTTTTGACCAATAACCATTTTTAATAATTAAATTTTTTAATTCTGTTTTAAATTTTTTTTTCATTTTTTGGTTATTTTTTTTCGTTCATAAAAATTTTACCAGTTAACTTGTGCTTCTTTCCGATAATTGGTTTAATTGTTTGTGTTGTAGTAAATCCACAAACTTCAATTTCAATAGTTTTTTCTTCTCCAACAATCCATTCCCAAGTTGTTGTTTCGTTAATCATATTAAAAGCTAAATTTTTCATTTTTTTTTGTTTTTTCTATACTACTAAGATAAATTAAATTAATTTACTGAACAAATTTATTTACTAAAAAAGTTAAATTATTTTATTTTTGATAATGTTTTTTAAAAATATCCAAAGTAAAATTTTTCTTTTTCGACACGGCTTGATATATTCTTGATTCGATTCCCCCCTTTGAAAATATCCAAAACACATCGTTTTCGGGTCTATCTTTCACGGTTAATCGATCACGCGCCTGGAAGTAAGAAACCGCGCTAAAATCAATGTTCAAAAAAACAAGAACGTCGGCTTTCGATAAGTTGACCCCTTCGCGACTTGACACGATTTGTCCCGCATAGCTTTTATTTGTTGAATTGAATTCATCAAGATCGGTTGTGATTTCGTCGCCATAAACCGATTTGATCATTTCAAGTTCAGCGATGAATTTGTAAAATATCGCGATTTTTTGACCGTTCCATTTCTTTTTGATGTGGATCGCTTTTGAATTATCGATCACCATGTGTGCGCCAGATTCGAATTTGACCGTTCCCGAATACATTTGATGAAGTTTTTGTTGAAGTTTCACGGACGTGTCCGCAAGAATGTCTTCTTCGTTTCCCTCGATGACTAAATCTTTTGTCAATTTATTACAAAGTGAATATGTGATTGGCTTCATTTCAACCATTTCAAAATGTTCGTTGACCTTTGATTTGAATCCCGCTTCCGCTTGTGTCATAACAACGCGTAATGGGTTGATAATTGGTTCAACCTTGTCTTTCTTCGCCTTGTCATATTTGGTTGTATTAAAACCGTTTATTTTCATCGTGTATTTATTGACGTAATTGTTGGCCCATTTATAAAAAGTCGGTTCGTGAAACGGTGTGAAATACGAAACCCAAAGTTGGTGATATATTTGCGAAAATGATTCGGGTGTTGGTGTTCCACTTGAAAGAATGACATCACATCGGTTTTGATACGCGATTTTTTTGATTGCTTTGGTTCGTTTCGATGGTGTTGGAAACGCTCCCATTGAATGCGATTCGTCACAAATAATCAAATCAATGTTTTTCGTGTCCGCTTTGTGAACTGATTCATAATTGATCAAGATCATTTCATATTTGAATGCACCAAGAACGAAATCGGATTGAATTGATGACATTGCCTTTTTCTTTGTTACAAACAAAACTTTCCGTTTGTTCAGTTTTTCAGCGGTTGCAAGAACGGTCAATGTTTTTCCGCTTCGAACTTCACCCGCCAGGATTCCGATTCGATATTTTCGAACGACCGTTGCAAGATCGTCCGATTTGTCTTTTTGTATTTGTCGAAGTTCGAACATGATCAAATATTTTTCAAGTTTATTTCAAAATCGGTTTGGCGCAACGCGATTGCAAATTTTTCGTTGATTGTTAATTTTCGAATGTTCCGACCGTCTTCATCAATTTCGATTGCTTCGGTAATTACAACGCGGTTCTTTTCGATTTTTATTCCCGTGATTTTTATTTGCATGATGTTAAAATAATCTTTGTTGACTTGTTTCAAGTTTAATTCTTTTGATCGCTGAATCAAAGTATTCTTTGTCCAATTCACACGCGGTCAATTCAAACCCGCGTTCGTGACAAGCAATTGCAATTGAACCGCTTCCAAGATGCGTGTCAAGTATTTTGTCGCCTGGCTTCGCGTAGTTGTCAAGTAACCAATTATAAAGTTGACGCGGTTTTTGTGTTGGATGAATTCGTTTTTCTTTGTTGTGCATTTCTTCTTGTAACATTCCGCTCCACCTAAAACAAAAATTTCGAACGGCAGTTTTAAAACTTGTCCAAGCCAATTCGGAATCCGCAAAATCATTTTTTCCGTTTTTTTTATCCCAAACAATCCAACAACTTGAATCGAATGGAATTTTTGAAATAAAATGATTTGCCCCCCAAACAATTTGATTTTTTGAAACGCGCAAAAGTTCTTCGAAATATTGTTTTTCTGGTGCGGATGAATCCCAACTTTTCGGAGTGTATTTTGTCGGCTTTGTTAATTTTCCGCGACTGTGATTTTTCAAACCGTCTTCACCTATCCCATAAGGCGGGTCAACAATCGCAAGATCAAAATGATTGTCTTCATATCTTGACATCAATTCCATGTTGTCTTCGTTCGTGATGTTTATTCCTTTTACTATTTGCATTTTTTATTTGTTTTAAAACGGTAATGAATCACCGTCGCGCGTTATTGGATTGATTTCGGTCTTGATGTAACAACCGCGACGCGGTGTTCTAAATGGTTTATATTCGAAGCCTTTGAAATCGCAATACTTTTTGATCCAACTTGAAAACAATTTGTTTGTCATCGATTTTCGAAAGTCTGGATATTCTTCTTTGAATTCGTTCACGATTTCCGACGGGTAAATTTTGCAATCCAATTGAAGATTGTCGTCCGTCACCCAATCCCAAAATTCTTTTGATGTGTTTTGAATGAATCGTTTTGCGTTCGCGTTGATTGATTCGGTGCTTATCAAACCAAAGTTCAAAAACTTTTGAAGACATTCAATCATGTATTGATCGAACGAAACCCAATCGTCAAGTTCCCATTGATCAAACAAAAGTTTTCCGAATTCCGTCAAAGGTGTTCGATGTTGGTTGAAATATTGAAAAAATTCAACTTCGAATCGTCTTCGATCATGCGATGAACCTGCACCGTTTATCACATAGTTTGTTGTAATTACTATTTTCGGCGACTTTTCAAAAGGAATGAAAATTTCATCCTTGTTTTTCCTATTCACGGAAATTCCTTCAGTAATTAACGAAAACAACGATTCAAAGTTGAACTTTTTCTTTACATCGTCAAAAGCTAGAATTTGAGTATCAACTGAAATTCGTTGATAATTGAATTCACCTTTGTTTGGATCAAAAACTTTCCCGTCAATCTTGACCATCTTTTTGAATTGTGAAAGTGCGGTTAAAACTAAACTTTTCCCGCTCCCCCCGTTCGGATGGTCGTTGATTTCTTGATCATTGAAAATGATTGCTTTTTGATCCGTCTTGTCTTTGTGTGATGACATCAAATATCCAAGAACGGTTTCCATTGTGTTGATTCGTTTCGTATCGTCCGCGCATATACGATGAACGAATGAACGAAAGTCATTTTCAACCGTTTCGGATTCGATGAAATTGCGTTTGATTATTTGATCTTCCCAAATGTAACCATCGCAATCAATAAATTCAAGAATTTTTTTGTTGTCTTTTCCAACTTCAACAACCCCGTTTTGATAATAAAGAAAACATTTGTCCTTTGTGTCCTGGATCATTTCAAGATCAATCGAATCCAAAAAAGACAAATATAAATCTTGGAAATATTTTGTTGAAGACGCGAGGAAATTCCAAATTTGAAGTTCTTCTTTGTTATAAAGATAATTTAAAACAAAATCTTTAATTTTTTGCGCTGAAGACGTTTTGACAATGTTCGAACTAATATGAACGAAAACGGGTGAATCGGCTTTTTCTGGATAATATTTGTAAAACCCCGACGTTTCCAAAAAGTGTTTGAACAAAATGTTGTCGATCAAAATCCTTTGTCCCGTTTTCCCCTCGATAATTTGCCAAAAAACAATTTCCGTTGAATTTTCTTTGATTTGTTTGATTGTTTCATCGTCAACCGTTGGTGTGGCTTTTTTTATTTCTTCAGACGAAACGCCTTTTTTGACTTGCAATTCAATTTTTCGGAACGTGTCGCGATCCTCGAAATATTTTGTTCCGTGTTCGTTTCGTTTCTTGTATGCTGAACGAACCGTTGTTGTGATTTCGTGTTCTTTCATTGAACCTCGAACCACGTCATGCAAAATGATTGATTCCGCAATGTTTTGATTGATTCCGTAATTGTTCAACGCTGAAGCCAAAATGAACAAGTTGTTGTTTCGATTTCCTTCAACAAGTCCAAATTCACGATTCCACCAAACCAAAAGTCGATCGGCGATTTCCTTTGTGTCTTGAAGAATGATTTGTGGTTCACGTTCGACGAACAAATATCCTTGTTCCGAATGTTTTGTTGTCCATTCCTTTGAATCTTTATTGATGAAAATTGTCGGATCGAAAGATTCATAACAAACGCGCGAAACATTTTTGCAAGACGTGTCAAAAAATTCACAATCAAAATGTTTTTCCAACGCGGTGAAATAAAGTTTGTGTTCTTCTTTGTCGCATTTCGGGATTTTAACGATCATTTTCAAACCGTTCCCGCTTGGTGATGTGAAAACCGACATTGTAAATTCAGACGCTTCCAAAGTATCGCGCCACGTTTGAAATGTTTCATCGTCTGGAAATCCATCGAAATCAAGACAAATCAAACCCGAATGTTCTTCAAGCGCGTCATCTTTTCTTTGATTGAATTTCCCCGAAAACAAAAAACACGGAAGTTTCTTTTTCAGTTCGTTTCTTTTTTCTTTGTCGGTTTCGTTTCTTATTAATTCAAGAAGTTCTTTTGATGAACCGTTTTTGATTCTTGTGAAGACCCGTTCAACATCTAAGTGAAACGCCCCACATTTCGGATTGAATAAATCCTTGTAGCAAGTAATGATCATTGATATATTTTAAAGTTGCGGTTTAAATATAATATTTTTTAATTGATTCATGACGCTTAAAAATTAATAATGACGGGTAATTGACGCTTATGTGCTTAAAGTATTACTTTAATCCGTCTAGTGGTAAACCTTTGTTTTTTAGTTCTTTATATCTTTATTTTTCATTTTGACGGCTAAAAAAAAGAAAAATAAAAAAAAAGAAAAAAGAAAAGTATTAAAAACAGTAGCAATAAGGAATTACCCGTCAATGCGTCATTTTGTTAATTCTTGATTGATTTTATCCAAGAATTCCATCGTTGGCGGGTAACAAGTGTCCACATCGTTTTGAATCCTTTTGTTCGAATGCGTGACGGTCGAATGATTAATTCGCATAAAATCACCGATCGCATTGTTTGAAAGACTTGTGTTGTTTCGTGCATAATGACAAAACATTTGACGAACCCAAATCACTTCGCGTTCTTTTGAAGTTCTTATCGTTTCGCGGTCGATTTTAGCGACTTTCGAGAAAGTTCCAAGTATTGACACCAAACTTGTATTTGAACGCTTTAAATCGCGTTCTTTCATCAGTAATTCATGCGCATCGTTGAAGTTGACACCCCTTGTTGCTAATAGATGAACAAAGCGCAAATCGGACTTGGTATATATACCACTAATTATTTTATTTTTTTTACTCATTTTTTTATAAAATTAAATTATCACAAACATTCTTTTCACCAAATCCAAAGAATGATGGTATTTGTATTTTTTTCGATTAAACAACATTTTGATGTCCGTCTTTCCCGAATGTTTTGTGAATATGTGCGAAGATTTTATTTGTCTTTGAATCCCACCTTTGGCGATCACTTTCCCGTCCTTAATATCAGCGGGGAAAGTTGGATTAAAACGGATTGACATCACGTCAGCCGTTTCTCCAATAACACCCTCAATCAATCCGATCGTTTCTTGTTTGATTTCGCCTTCCTTTAAGTTTGCCACAAATACGACATCGCCTGGAAGTGGTTTTTCGTTTTTAATATTAAAATGTATCATTTGCAATTATTTCGTTTTTGTCTACTTTTTCAATGAATTTCAATAATTTTGTTTTGAATTCATGTATTTCGTTGCTCCAATCCTCGCGCGTCACCGTTATAATGTGAAGCGGTCGCGCCGTATATCTTGGATCATAAGACACAAAATACATTGTTTCAATCGTTTCGATTATTGTGAAATAATGCAAAATTTGTTGTTTGTATTCAGCGGGAACGCGGTTTGTGATAATGTATTCAATGTGCTTTTTTGAATCTGGACATTTCACTTCAACGCCTTTGATTGGATTTTCTTGATCCATTATCAAACCGTCGGGTGATAAATGACAATTTGGAAAGTTTTCGTTTGTTACCATTCCGAAATGTTGAACATCAAGTTCCATGAAATCGCTAAATTCAGCGATTGCGATTGGTTCAAGATCGATTCCCCTTTGCATCGCTTCCGAAACAAATGAATCTTCAATGATGTCCGTCCCGCGTTCAGCGATCAATTCATACATTAAACTTGTATTTGTAGACGAAACAACTTTTTTCGCCCGTGTCCCACCGATTGAACCTTGTCGGATTTTATACCAATTTTCAGTTCTTTGTTCTAAGTCTTTTAGCAATTTCATTTTTCATCTTGTTTTTAGCGGTTAATACTTGCTTGTTGTTTCTTTCATCGTTTGATAATTCTTTCCAAACTTTCTTCATTTCCTCCAGGTCAAGACAAGATTCGATTCTTGCGATTGCTTCCGTTGGATCGATTTCAACTTTTGGTTTGTACGCTCGAATTCGAAGTGCGTCCGTTGTTTCACCAAATGCGGAAACTTTTTCAGTTCCAAGAACAATTTGTTTTCCGATCCATTCTTCAACATACGGTGTCCCGTGAACGGTTTGAATCATTTTTGCGTTGGTCTTGTTTAGAATCATTCCTTTTTCGTCTTCTTCGAAATAACAAACCATGCAAGATTCTTCACGTCCCGATTGACCTTTGACCATTTCTTGTCGCGTTGATTTGATTGTCAACGTCCAATCTTCGCCGTTTTCCAAAGAATACGCGCCAAGATATTCATAGTTGTGCATTGTCTTCCAATGCGTCTTCGTGTTTTTCATTTTTAGTTGCGTTAAAAATTAATAATAAAATAAAAATAGTTATAAATATGTTACTGAACAAATTTATATAATAGTTTTTTAAATTTCAATTTCCGTTCCGTTCGATTTGCGAACAATTATTGTTGCGTCGCATAGTTCACAAAACTTTTTGAATTCTGAAAGTTGAATTGTTTTGTCGCGAACCGTCCGATGGAATGCGGTTGAATGTTTTCGAAGTTGTTCCGCGATTGAATCAACGGTGTTCGGTTCAGCGATTTTGTTGAATTGTTTTTTCATTTGTTTTTGTTTAGGTCAACGAACTATCAAGACTATTGCTGTAAATTATACACGAATTATTTTCGTGATCCATTACAACGGTGTCGATTGCCATCTGGACACGTTTCAAGTCTTTCTTTTCGATTTTTTTTTGATTTCTTTGCCACTTGTTAAAAGTTTTTAATGTTTGGATTGCTTCTTTTAGGTTCATTTTAAATTATGCTATATTGGATAAGTATTCGATTGCTTTTCTATATCTTAATTGAAGGCGATGTGAAGCCTTTGTTCTGATTTGGAAATTATGATAAAACGATTTCGCGAAGTCTTTGCGACCAAACTTTTTAAAGTTTTCAAAATCCCGTTGCGCTTGTGTTTGATACGATTCAATGTTGTCCGTCAGTTCTTGCAACATT